TCCGCCAATGAGATGCGGCAGATCGAGCAGCAGCGGGCGGAACAGGCTGCGGCTGCCCAGGCGAACTCTCAGGTGGATGCGGTCGAGGCTTTGGCGAAGGCTGAAACGGCGGATGCGGCGATGATGAAGGCGATGCAGGGATGACCCCGGTCACTGACGAAGAGGTCCGGCAGGCGTTCCGGGAAGTCTTCGAGACCCCGCAGGGCCGGGTGGTGTGGCTGAACCTGCTCCACAAGTTCGGCTTCATGGACAAGACCACGATGGGCCGGACGCCGGAAGAGACTTATGCCAATGAGGGCGCCCGTTGCGTCGTCCTTCATATCCACGCAATGGTGAATGGCGTGTCCCCCGAACAACAGATAGAGGCCGAGCAATGAACAACCTGGTGGCGCAGCGCTGCAAAACGCACGGCCCCTTCAAGGACGATGCTCGGTATTTCTCGTCTCTTCTGTTTGCGGCGGACCGTCTGGAAACCGTTGTGGATGACCCGGAGGTGCTGACCGCGATGACGCTTATCATGGTCAAGATGGCTCGCATCCTCGCGGGGGACTCCCGCTTTGCGGACCACTGGGCGGACATCGAAGGGTATGCCAGTTTGGTGCGGCTATCGATTGAGGCGGAACAAAATGAGTTTTGACCCCTACCCCTACATCGTGCTGATGGTCGCTATCGCGGGCATTGGGTTGGTGGCTTACTACGGGATGCTGATGGTATGAGTGAAGCAGGAGCAGTCGGAGGCGAGGCGGGGGGAGAGGCAACTCCGTTTCACCAGACCTTGGACGCCTCGTTCCATGACAATGCGTCACTGGCGAAGTTCAAGGATGTGAACGCACTGGCCGGGTCCTATGTCGCGCTGGAGAAGCGGATGGGGGAGAGGCCCGACGCCAACGCCATTCAGTTCCCGACGACGGTGGACGCAAAGGGTATTGCGCCTATCATGGAGCGGCTGGGCCGTCCGGCGGAACTCGGTGACGGTGGCGCCTATGCGTTCGACAGGGTTGAGGGGGCGCCAGATACCTACAATCCCGGTGGCGCCTTCGCCAAGAAGATGACCGAACTGGCGCACAAGCACGGCATCCCCCCGGTGCAGGCCAAGGCGATGTTGCATGAGGTGGCGCAGCTTCAAGCCGGGGTGGCGCAGCAGCGGGCGCAACAGCAGCAGATCAACGATCACCGGGCGCAGCAGGTCTTGCAAGAGGCATGGGGTCAGAACTTCGACGCCAAGCTGAAGGCCGCCGAGTATGCCGTCACCAAGCTGGGCATCGAGGATGTCTCCACGCAGCGGGGTTTGAACAAGGACCCCCGGCTCATGGTCGCCTTCGCGCAGATGGGGGAACTCATGGCCGAGGATGAGACCTTGGGTATCCGGGGCGGCAAGTCCACCTTCGGCGGTGGCCCGGATGCGGCGGCTTTGACGGCTCAGGCTCAGAAGCTGGAGATGGATAGTTGGGGCGGCACTGTGTCGCCGGAGCAGCGGGCGAAGATGCAGGAAGAGGCGATGGCGCTTCGCAAGCAGGCGAGCATGATGTAGTGGCCGACTTCGACCCGAAAGAGGTGATCCGCGATACCGTCAAGGCGTTCGGGGGCGGGCGCGCGGCGGAGGAGATGCTCTTCTTCACGGGTGCGGCGGAGAGCGGCTATCGTGTCACTCGGCAGTATGGCGGCGGCCCGGCCCTCGGTTATTGGCAGATGGAGCCGGCCACCGAGAAGGATATATGGGACAACTTCCTGAGGTTCCGGCCCTCACTGGCGGAGAAGGTTCGGGCCACGGGGGAGCAGAACCTGGAGACCAACCCTGCCTACGCGGCGGCAATGGCCCGGGTCCACTACATGCGGGTCAAGGACCCCCTCCCCTCACCGGGATTGAAACACCAGCAGGCGCTCTACTGGAAGCAGTTCTACAACACCCCGGCGGGTAGGGGGACGGTGAACCATTTCATGAAGGTTGCCGGAAAGTTCCACTACGCTTTGCCTGCCCCTGTTCCCTTGCCGGCGCCGAGATGAACCCCATATAACAGGCTCACCCTCAACAACGGAGACACTCGAATGAGCGAGCAAGTCCTGTATGAGGACTCGGAGTTCAAGGTCGTCAAGAAGACCAACGACTCCGGGTCCGAGGTTCAGGAGGCCCCGGAAGTGGCCTACCCGGACCCGATGCAGACCGACTTCATGATCCACGCGAAGGCGGAGCTGGCGCGGTGGACCGAGATCAAGGCGTATGCCGACCCTCTCGCCTCCATCGTCGATTACCGCAAGGCGTCGGACCTCATCCACTACACCAACCGCGTCGGCAGTTCCATGCCTGGTTCGGACACGATGGGCATGACTGCTCTGACGGTTGAGCCGACGCATGTGGGCCTGTGGCCGCTTGGCGATGGTCAGGCGCGTAAGGCCGGGACGCCCGAGGAGGCGGACGAACTGGTGCGCCGGCTGGACAACAGCCAGAAGTGCTACTCCGCTGCGCAGATGGTCAAGCAGGCCGTAATGACCGGCCCGTGGCCCGCGCAGGAGATGACCCGCTACGGGATGGCACTTCGCCGGTTCCTGGAAGAGGGCGATGTGACTGCCTTCAAGCAGGTTGCGGACATCTGGCATTCCTACTGGACGACCATCGTTCAGTGCTGGCCGAAGAGCAAGTATGCTCGGGGGCCGTGGAGGCTGCCCGCGCCGGTGGGGTGACTTGGGGGGGGCGTGTGAGATTTAGCGGTCTCGCCCCGCCGAAGTCACTCCACCGGCGCGGGGATTAGCTAAGGCGGTTCCACTGTGACCTCCTTGGCCGGGGTTGAAATCGGAGGAGGGTTCCTTGGACGGGTCTTCCTCCGGTTCCTCAAAATCCTCTACGCTTGGGCAAGCTCCGGCAGAGCTACGGGTAATCCGTGGTCGGTGGTGAAAACCCACCCCCTCGCTCCCTTTCAACCCCGCTGTTTTCGGATGGCGGGGTTGATTTTTTGTCATGTGCCTATTATGTAGGCAGATAGGCCCCGATGGACCCGGAACGGATAATCCACGAAACGGGATAACCTGAAAGGAAAAAGCAACCCGTTTTTGGAGGACAACTATGTCCACTACGATCCCCGTCCATTATGTCGAGAGCTTCTCGTCTAATGTGCGTTTCCTCTCGCAGCAGAAGATGTCGAAGCTGCGATCCACTGTCATCGCCGAGAGTGGTCACGGCGAGGCTATGGCTATCGAGCGGATCGGTAGCGCCTCGCTGACTGCGAACACCATCACGCAGTCGAACGACCGTCACGGTGACACCCCCCTCAACAACACTCCGCATAGCAGGCGTTGGGTCTATCCCTCGTTCTTCGACTACGCGGACATGATCGACACCGTTGACAAGGTGCAGATTCTGGCCCAGCCCGAGAACAAGTATATGATGCAGCACGCTGCGATCATGGGCCGGCAGATCGACCTGACCATCATCAGCGCGTTGAATGCCTCTGTGAAGGAGGGGCAGTCGGCGGAGACCACGACCGCGTTTCCCGGCACGCAGCAGGTTGGCGATACGGTTCAGGATGGCACGGGAACTGCCGCGACCGGCCTAAACCTTGCGAAAATGCTGCAAGCCAAGCAGATGCTGGATGCTGCGGATGTCGATGAGATGTATCCTCGTTTCCTGATCGTGTCTGCCGAAGAGGTCACGGACCTGTTGAAGCTTCCCGAGATCAAGAGCATCGACTACAACACCCAGAAGTCGCTGGCTGAGGGTCGGGTGACGAGCTACATGGGCTTCCACATCGTTCGGTGCGAGAGGCTGGCGAAGACTTCCAACACGCGCAAGATTTTCGCTTACGCGGCTCCGGCCATGTGTCTGAAGACCTGGATCGAGCCGAACACCGAGGCGAACCTGCGCCCCGACAAGCGGAACTCGACCCAGCTTTACACGCAGATGGGCATCGGCGCTGTCCGCGTGGAAGACGAGATGGTCGTTGAAATCGCTTGCACCTATGCGTCGGCCTAAGGAGGGCTGCTTGTGGCGTTCTTTTATCTCACCGATGACAAGGACCTGGTTCTAAACACGGATCATGTTCAAAGGGTTCACATGCGTTGGGAGACTCCGCATTCCTCGAACCCGGACTACACGGGATGGCTCACTACCGTTGTCATGGCTCCCCCGTCCTCTAACCAAACGGACCATGATAAGGGCGGGTATTATGTGCAAGTCCGGGAGCACATCTCGTTGACGATGCGGAGGATCAAGGCGGCTATGCTGGACGAGAAGCGGCTCGGCGAGTAAGGCAACGGGGAGATGGCTTCAAGCGAGGGTGATATTATTGAAACGGCGCTTGCGCACATTGGCGAAAGCCAGGCGAGCACGAACAATCCCAACTACACCCTCGCTCAAAGCCGTCTCCCCGATGTCCGTGACCGGGTGTTGGCGGAGTTCAGATGGAACTTTGCGATGAAGCTGGGGTTCCTGTCCGAAGGGTCCCTGCCATCCAACCTGCCGGAGAACTACAGCTTCCCCTATGCCTATACAATCCCCGGTGATTGCGTCCGGGTAGTAGGGCCTTCGGACCCGAATGAGTCGCTTGAAAACTACGGTCTCTCCAACCATATCGTGTGGAAGGTCGTGGGCAATCTGCTCTATTCGGACAAGGTGCAGAAAGACACGGACGACAACGATGGCCTCTGGGTCTGGTATGTGTCGCGGGTAACGGATGTCTCCTTGTGGGACTCGTTGTTCGCGGAACTGGTAGCCATCGAACTTGCACAGGCCATTGGCTTCCGGGCGTCGTCTAACCCGCAGGCTATCGCGCAACTGGAACAAAGACGACAGCGCATCAGCCAACGGGCGAAGGTGATGAACGCGCAAGAGAACTCCCCTGAAATCTTTTCGGTTGACGCAGGCTGGCCCGAAAGCCGTTACGGTTACGCCGGCAACTTCAACCGCAACCCGTGGAGATACGGATGAGCAGACCCCGCAGGAGGAAGGTTTGGGCCGAGATCGAAAAGTCGGCGGTAGAATTTACTGCGGATGAGGTCGAGGCTGCACACGCTGCGTCTCCGTTGGCGAAGCTGGATTGCATGACGCTCGACAGTAGCTATTGGGCCATCAGCAAGAAGGCGTTGAAGACCTACCTGAAATGGTCGAAGATCGACAAGCCGGATTGGCTCTCGGACAAGCGGGACTGTGATAACTTTGCGGCGGCCCTGTTCGGTGAGGTCGGGCTGGAGTTTGAGGTCAACGCCCTTGTCCTGGTGTGGGACTTCTCCGGGCGCCACGCCTACAACGCCGCATTGGTAGTGGACAAGCAGGGTAAGCTGGAGATCGTTTTGATCGAGCCGCAGACTGATGGCTTTGTCCTTGCCGGTGACAACATGAGCGCCAGCGAGGCTTATGCGTTGGAGAACGGGATGGCGATCTATGGCTAAGGAGACGCCCGATGGCTTTGAGTGAGAGTGTTGCCGCCGGGGCCACTAGCGGCGTCAATCGAGTGGCTAGCGGTAGGGCCATCGTTTCGGTCAGCGGGACGGCTGATGATGCGGTGGACCTGGAGATGATGATCGGCACGGGGTGGAACTTCGTCGAGACTTTGACAGTCCCGTCGGTGAAGCTGATTGATCTCGGCGGGACGGGAGATTTCCGGGTCACGGCGGCGAGTGGGAACTCAGCGGCTGTAACAGTCGTCATCGGGTGATCCTGTGCCGCCCATCACGCGGGATGTAGTTCGACACCTCCTTCGGGCTGTGATGCGGGGGGTTATTCGCCCCCCGGCGGGGGGAACACACAAAGTGTTGACCTTCCCCCTCCCCGCCCCAACA